CGCGCCCTTCGGGAGAGTTCTCGACTGCATTTGTTGCAGTAAGGAATGTGAAGAAAAGTTCCCGATGTGGGACCACGCTCGAGCGAAAGAATACTTGGATCAACTCAACGCTCGCTGTGAGCGCAGACGGAGTTCAGACTTCGCTGACGCGATGGCGACTGCGTTGTGGAGTTTGAGTAAGATGGTTAAGATACCGGAGAAGTACATTGTCCCAGAGAGGTACAGAAGATGAGCGACAAAATCTTCCCAACGATTCTGATGATTCTGGATTTTTGCGCTGCTATGCCGTATGCAGTGCATGGCGATATCAAGCATACCGTCTATTGGATAGCGGCTGGAGTATTAACGCTGTCAGTGACTTGGTTATAGACAAACTAGTTTTCCGGATTGGAGATACCTTGCGCTGTAAGTGCTGCGGGGCGGTCTCCGTTCTTTACTGACAACTTAATTACACACAAACTAAAGAGGCAGTGATGAAAAATTCTATCTGCAATAAGTGCTCGTCTCGTGGCTACTGCAAGAACCGCGAAGATGGTATGTTGGCTTGCAACAACTTCAACAAGTTCCCGAAGGCAACCGCCTCCTACGAAGAATATCTGAAGAAGGGGGATAAAAATGGCTAAAGAAGAAAAGGTTAAGAAGCCCCTCTCGATGTCTGTGCAGGATTTCTGCGACCCCAAGCACTACAAGGCAGATAAGGTTGAAACCATTGAAATTCTGGAAGAAATCGTATCCAACCCTGACCGCCACCTGACTCCGCAGCAGAGGTATAACATCGCACAAGCGGTGAAGTATCTGCTCCGTTGCGGACTGAAGGGCGGTGTCTGTATGGTTGAGGTGGACTTGCAGAAGGCAGAGAACTATATCCACCGCGCTATGACCGGACAGTGGATTGACAGGTCTTTCTTGGATGGGAGTGGCAAAGGATGAGACTTCAAAAGGTTCTGAACATTTTGGGTCAGATGCCGAAGAAGTCACAAAAGGTCGTCCTCTCCGTCGTGGATTTTGACCGGTACACTCCGTCCGAGAATTACCAGAAAATTATCGAGACGATGATTACTGTCACGAAGTCCGCAACACAGCGGGAACTGCTTGAGGTCTATCGGGATATGCAGCCCACCGATGAGGAAGTCCTTGAGGCTTTCCACGGTAAGGGCAACGACTCCCTGACTCCGTTGTATTTCAACGAAGACCAGATTGACTTCATCCAGAACTGCGTGTACCGAAACAGGGACGGCGATTTCCGACTGATTCCGCATCTCAAGAATTGCAGTGCGGAGGCTATGCCGTTGGAAGGTCTCAAGGCTGACGACGACATCATCTCCGCAAGGTTGCAACTCACCCGCATCGCACCGAACGGCAGCAGCGAAGAATTTGACGGATTGAAGGAACTCCGTAAGCAGCCCTATGAGGGACCGTATGACGGCGTGTTCCAGAAACTCGCTCCGAATCTTCGCCGCATCAACATCATCTCCAGTTTCGCGCAGGAGGATCCACACGGATTCTTCACGAGGGACGGTCAGATGTTCCGAAATGTATGTTCGCAGATGACTAGGGTGAACGAGAAGTATGTGACCGAACAGGGGTTCCGCAGGGCTATGTTCCTGATGTTCCTCGTCAGTGGTGGTCGGGCAAAGGACTGGGTTGCGCTCTACAACCTCATTCACTTTATGGTGAGAGTCCCGAACTCCGCAACCGGTTATGTCCTCTACCTGAACGACTTTGATGCTGGTGGCAATGGTAAGTCAAAGTTCATCGGACTGCTCAACAATATGTTCGGTGATTCCTTTACGGCTTTCGCCACACAGCAGTTGAGGTTCACGATTTCGCTGCTCGGCAAGCGTCTCGTTTCCATCAGTGAATACGAGGACAGCAACAGCGTGAAGGAACTCCAATCGCTCATCAAGTCGATGACTGGTCGAGACCGGTTCCAGTACGAAGGAAAGGGTATGGACCCGATTGTGGCTGAAACCTACCAAAACTTCGTCATCAGTTCCAACAAGTACCTGTACTTTGAGGACAGCGGCATCAAGCGCAGGATGCAGAATTTCCACTGCTCCAACTTGCTGCACATTATGATGACTCGGTACACCCACGACCAAGATTACCTGAACCCTCTCTTCGGGAACATCTATAATGGGGAATCCCTGTTGGTGAAGCAGGAAATGGCTCACTCCCTTCTGGACCACATCTTGAAGGATGACCGGAGTTATTCCATCCCGCTCCGCCCGCAGAGCGTTGTCCTCGGCAGTCTCAAGAATCCGGTTCTTCGCGCCCTCTTTTCTCCCAAACTGAACTATAAAGGTTTCTGTATGGAAGTGGATGAGGGGACGAGAATTGATTTGTACAGACTTGCACCGGAGGCTAAACCGGAGCAGTTGAACTACGCCAGTACTACGATACAGTCTTGGTTTGACGATATCCGTTTCGTGTCTGGTAGGGGTGACAACTCTCTTACAACCAAACTCCCTCTTGAAGTAATCCAGAAAAGGTTTGAGCAAAGGCTTTCAGAACTGGATGCCCGCTCTACTGACCTTCGTAGTCGCGACTCCGTGAAGTTAGAAAAATGCGAGTGTTGCGGTCTGCGAAGCGATGAATTGTTTACTGAATATGTGTTGCCGATGTGCGTGAAATACGACATCCCGGTGCACGACAGTGAACAATTTATCGAGGTCGGGAATGAACCATAACTACGGACTCCCTTACAAGGGTTCCAAGAACACAATCGCCGAACGCATCATCCAGTGCTTGCCCTCTGGTGGCAAGTTTCTGGATGCTTGTTGCGGAGGCGGTGCTATCTCTCACGCGGCGTATCTGTCAGGCAGGTACGCCTCTGTCACTGGCTGCGATATCAATAAATCCATCATCACCCTTTTGAACGCAGTGATGGTGAAGGGCGGTCTGATTGACTACGAAACTATCCCCTTATCACTTACGAAGATTTCTATGCCGCCAAGGAACGCTGGGACGATGGGAACCTGAAAGACTCCCTCATCCGCTATGTTGCGTCCTTCGGATTCAACGGTCAAGACTACCTCTGGGGCAAGGAGAAACTTGCGTACAAGTACCTCACGCAAAACATCATCTCCTTGCCCACGAAATTCCAAAGACGAGAAGCGCTGCGGGACTTCCTCAACATCCTGAACACCGCGAAGATTCCCTACGACTCCAACGAGTTCAAGAATCTGGCTCACATTGAACAGGTCCAGAATCTCCAGCGAATCAAGATGGTCGAGGAAGAGATGGAACGCGCACGCGATACCATCGGGACGACTCTGGAGTTCAAGGTCTCCAGTATGTTCGACATCCACTTCGAGGAATACGATGTCCTGTACTTTGACCCGCCGTACCAGTCCGCCCAGCGACGCTACAACCACATTGATTTCTCTCATCTGATGTTCAAGGCTTGCATCAACGCTCTCCGGGAAGCGGGCAAGGTTGTCTTCGTCAGCGAATACGAGAATCCGGATCCTGAACATTTCATTGAAGTCGCCAACTTCCAGAAACAATCCACGCAAGCGGCGACTGTAAACAAAGTCGTCACCGAACGACTGTTCTTTGGAGGAACTGCCGATGCTTACAAAGCACTTACTGGACGGGACATATCACGCCCCGACTCACTTGGACCGGACACAGCCACGGACGGCGTTTGTGACGATACCGAGGGAGGAGTACGACCGGCTGCTGGAGGAGAACCACTCCCTGAAAATGATGCTGGAGGAAACGATGACCACAGCGGGGACCACTGGGTAAACAATCCAGCGATTGATAACGAAGATTCACCAATAACCGATGCCGACTTGGCATCATAGGAGATAAAATGGCTACCAAGAAAACAAAAACTTACAACTTCGGCAAGGCTCTTGAAGCACTCAAGTCTGGCAAGACTGGGAGATTATCTAATGGTTAAGAGTCTTGCTGACGAACTGACACTCATCCTGAACTGGATTGAAAATCCCGGCCTCGGGCAGAACGCCGTTGAGGAAGCGAAGAACGGTCTCATCTGTTTCTGTCGCGGTCTCGTAGTAGGTCTGCGTGCAAGTGAACCCATTGAGGTTCGTGGGGATGCTCCCATTCAGGTTAATGAAGAGGACCTCCGCCGAGCAGAAGCGGCATACGAGATGAGGCGTGCTGAAGCAAAGGAACGCCGTCGCAAGAAGGAATGGGAAAATTCCCAAGACTGCGCTCGTCCCGAAATGCCGAATTACCCTGTGGGCGACCGTCCCATTGACGAAGCACTGAAGGACCCCGGCGCTCCCATCGGGCAGAGAGGTCTTCTCTAAAAATACATAGCACCCCTATATATTTTTTACTTCTGTCAACGAAAATTTTTCAAAAAATTTCGTGCAGGGTAAAATAGGTAGGGGTGCTATATATTATTTGATTTTGCAGTTCTGGCTCTTGACAGTCAGGACTCTTTCTTTTCTTTGCTTTCCATATTCCCACGCATCCAAGAGACATTCACTCTGATATCGGTGATATCTTCTTTTACTGCTGCGTTTTCCTTTTCCAGAATCTTCACCTTGGTCTTGAGTTCCTTAATCTGGCTCACGACCCAGAAGACGACAAGCGCTACCGGAGTACCGAGAACGCTCCCGATGGTGGTGTAGACACTGCCGAGGTCAAGTCCGGTGTTCGGATCCATCGCGCTTCCCTCCCAAAATCTTATCCATAAGTTTCGACACGATTACTCCGATAACGAGTCCGATTATGTCAGTCTTCTTCATAAAACCTCCAAGCGTCTATGGCTGTCTTGCAGTGGCGGCAACACTTCGCGGTCTTAAACGGAGCGTAATCCATACGACCGATGTCCACTTTCTTCCCATCAGG